TGTAAGAACGTTTTGTTTGTTTCTGCTATAATGTCACTATTGTTTCTGAATAGTGGTTTTAATATTTTCGTCTGTCGTGCAATTTCATTATTGGCAACATTTGTCTTTAATGGAGATCCATTTTTTGCATTGACATTTTGGCCTTTTGCAATATTTTCATTTTGTTTATATGCTTTTTCATCGTGAACAAGTACAGGTTTTTTGTCTTCAATTTCAGTTCCACCGCCACCACCATCAAGTTTAAATCCAGGACCAGCGGCTAGTTGTATGCCACGCCCATATTTATTTTTGTCGAATGGCGTAGAGAATGCGGCTAATATTTGATCGTATACTGAACTAGATGTTTTGCCACCACCAGTGCCCATAGGGTTTGCACTTGCTTCCGCATCCATTCTATCTGCTATTCTGTTGGCAATCGGATCAATACCAATATTGCTAGTACTTCCTTTACCAGTACCGCTAACCCCTAAACTTTTATAATAATTGTCAGCCTCTTTATTGCTAATAACTGCTTTTGGTGGTGGCTCAGGTTTATTTACATTTTGTTTAGCCTCGGCTTCTGCTTTTGCTTGTGTATCTTTCGATAAGCCAGATGCAACTCTGGAGTTATTACCTCCGAGTTTTTGTGACATTAACGCATAAATTTCACCTACCGTGCGTGGTTTCCCTCCAGCATCAAAGAAAATGTTACGATTGCTTTCTACTGCTTTTTTTGATGCGGCGTCTATACCCAAAGTATTTGGTTTGTCTTTAAGCATTGTTAAAAATCTAGGACCACCGCTTGTTCCTAAAAAGTGAGACATATAAAGGTCTGTCTCTGTAGGATCACGTCCAAGTGTAACTTTTAATGTTGCACGATTTTTTTCCGTAAAATACTCAGCAACTTTTCTTGCTTTTTCTGGATCAGTTCTATTTTCTAAACCAATATAATCTTCTTTTTTTATCGCACCTTTATTTGCCATTTCGGTGACGTTTTCTTGCCACGTTCCTGCCAAGAATTGATATTTTCCTGTTGCAGTAGATTGGTCATTTTTAGCAGTATTGCCTTTTGCACCGGATTCTGCTTTGCCCATTCTCTCAAAATATGTTTCTCTAGTAACTGGAGATGGGCCGTTGTCTCGAACATCTTTATATTTCTCATCATGTTCTCTGAGTTTTTTTCTCAACGCAGGTTGTTTATCGAAAGGTGCATCCTTCAATTGTTTTTCTAATTCGGCACGTTGCTTCAATATCTCACTCATCTCATTTTTTGCAGCCGGACTTGGAGGTGGCTTTGGAGCCTTTGGTGGTTTCGGCTTAGAATCTGGACCAAAAAATTTATATGCGGCAAATGCGGCGGTGACAGCGGCAGTAATTGCTAGACCGATCGGACTTATTAACGCACGTAAGCCCGTCATTAATATTGGTCCTATTGATCTTCCTAAAGTTCCAGCCAATGATCCCGCAAAACTACTAAGCGCATTTGCTATTCCACCACCAATTCCTCCGCCACCATCTGCCGCATTTGCCGAACCTTTTTTTCCAGACCCACTTCCACCACCAAGATTTTTAATTGCTTGTAACAACGCATCATCACGAAATGCTTGTTCATTTGCGGCTTCTTCTGCAAATTGCTCTTTTCTTTTTTGATCTGCAACTTGAAATGCAATAAGTTTAGATTGAGTTATGACACTATCATTCAATTGTTTTAGTTGACGAACTTGTTCGAGATTGATAATGTTTGATTTATTTTGGCCAGCAACAAGAGTTACGCTTGCACCGAAACCACCCATTGCAGAACTAGTGCTGGCTTGCTGATTTACTGAAGGTGGTGTGCCGCTAGATGCCATTTTCGGTGTGTTAGCACGTTTACTCAATTCTTTACCAAATGCCATTCCCGCAGTAACTGCCGGCATCTCTCTAAGTACTGCACCTTTCAAACCACCAACTAATGCATTTCCTGCACCCTTAACGGCATCTTTTGCCATGCCTCCTAGTGCGCCGGTGTAGCCTATTGTTGCCATATATTAATTACCCTCTGTCGAATACAGAGTCTGGATCGGCTTCTGCAAATCTTGCAGACTTTCCAGTTGCTGGTTTTGATCCAAAACTTGAACTGCCACCAAAGCCACTTGCTGGCGCTGGTGAATTAAAGTTACTGGATGTTCCGAATCCTCCTGCTGACGGAGAGCCATATGTTGTTGTGACGCTTTGTCCCAAGGGTTGCATTCCGCCATTGTTTGCTCCTGCTAGTTTTTCTTGTGTACGTCCGAAAGCCGCAACACCAATAATAGCACCCATAGAGAGGTGAAATAGACCTGCGCCTTGCAAGGTGATGGGTTGCCATGCAGTCACAGGTTGTTTCAATGAGGCTTGTAAAATACTCCACAAAACGGGAAAGATAATGAAGTCAGTCACACAGGTTAGCATGTAAATCCAACCCATCATCGGACGCCATTTAGAGTTCATCCAGTCTTCTTTTTTCTTTTCACTCTCACTTAATTTAGCGTACTCTTTAGCGGTTGTCATTTATCTTCTTCCTCTTTGTTGTGCTTGTAATTGTGCTTGCTGATTCTGTTCTTCAATATGCTGAGACAATAGCATAATATACAATTCACGTTCAAATGGAATCAAATTCTCTAACATTTCCAAATCATATTTATGATGTTGCATTAGAGCAAAATTTGTTTTATAGTAGTTTGCTAAAGTTTCTGACCCCATCAGAAGCCGAAAAAATTTGCTAAACCCTCCAGTGTTATTTCATCTCTGCATTCACATTTACCACAAGTCCATTCGACTTTGTGTTTCAATTTTGGCATAGATTCAAAGAATTTTGTGAGTTTAACGTATTGGTCTTGCGATAGATTCTCAATGAATTCAATCAATTCTTTTTTGGTAGAATCTTCTTTTTTGTACACATTATCTTTATCAAAGATATATTCAATACTGTTGACAATTGCATCAGTAGCAATATCCATCTGACTCTTTCCTTCAATCATTTTAGCTGAAGCAATTGCCATGTCTACGTTTGGATATTTCAGTTTAATACCAATACCTGTTTCTTCGTCTAGAATAATTTTGTCTGTGTGTTCTTCATTTTTTTGAACTTCAACTTCCAACAAAGGTAATGAAATTGGTGTCATGTGTTCACACTCTTCATTATTTGAATTTTGACCAGTTGGATGACGCAATCTCAAATCGATTGTTTCTCCAATTGATTTTGCTCTAAGACGCATAAAGAAATATTCTAAATCGAATAGTGGAAGTTTACTTGGATCGACTTCATCAATCGCACAGTTTCCTATAATCTGTTTGATTGCAGTTAAAACGTCTTTTTGATCGTTGCCTTCTAATGCAAGTAAAAGAAGTTTTTGTTCTTTTACTAAAAATGGTCTGTATTTGATTGATTGCCCACTAGATGGTAAAGTCAATTCAAAAATTGGGTTGTTAAATTTAGGTAGTGCCATAGTATTTCTCCAGTTATATTAAAAAATTATAAAATATCAATATTTCTCAAATGTATGATATCTATATGTTAAAGTTACTCCAAAACGTTGATACGTATTTACTTCATCCCACGTAGCATTCATTGGTGTTATTGCTATAGGATATACATCATAGCAGACATACGTACAAAGGCTATTGCCAGTGGCGGAAGATAATTGATCGATTTCCAATTTAAGTCCTCTCGCATAATCTGAATGATATGCTATCGTACCAGCATCATTCGCTGTTGCAGGTTTTATAATATAGTCCATCCACGTTTCAAAAAATGTACGTTCTTTCATGTCTTCAGAACAAATGACAGATAGCGTAATATCGTTATATGTCATATCATATGGAAGTTTCATTGTTGGACCTGCAAATGTATCGTCAGTCGTTGCAATTGTTCTTCCCGGAAACTCAGCCTTTTCACATCTGTATGAAAAGTTAGGAATTTTATTATTAAAAACTTGGGCTCCAGTAAGCACACAGTTAAACATATTAGGACGTGCAATCACACCCACAGCGGATCTTAATGCGCTGATAGAAAAACTTGGTTTTGCTACTCGGGTGTCTTTGACTATTACGTCTGGAAAAGTTGTTAGTGCTGTTGCTATCATTTATGTTCTTCCTAATTTCTTACGTGATTCTTCCCAAACACGACCTGTGTCTGCTTTTCTAAATGACTCGGTTGGTAAAAACAATGCAATGTCCCATTCTTGTACTTGTATCTCTAAAAATTGTGAACGCACATGGGCACGTAAATATTTTTTTAGTGTGGGCTTAAAATATCTATACTTAGATGCACCCTGTAAAATAGAATATGAAATTCTAACTTTTGTGCTATCATCATATTGTTTATTTGTCAATGTAGAATACAAAGCATCCATTAGTTTAGCACGTAGAATAGGAGGTAAATAGTGAAAGTTAATTCCTAAGAATCCATCTGATTCCATCTTTACTGGAAATATTAGAGGAAACGTATCGTAGTAAGGCAAGTCAGCTTTGTGCTTTGGATCATATTTAAACGCATACATGTAACCAAATTCCATACTTGAAACTTTACGTGCTTCATCCGTACGTTTTTCAAATGTACTTGCAGATATGTTTCCCGTTAGCTTTCCGGCAGCCGATCTATACCATTCCCTTGCAATTTTTGTTTTTGCGGGAACGACACCTTGCTGTGAGCCTTTGATTAGTATGTTATCGAATATAGCCATACTTCTATTTATCTCAAATCTTTGTCGGTTATGATTTTAAATTCCCAATTTCTTTCAATTGAGTACTTTGTTGCCGCTTCCCAT